GCCCTTTACTTGAAAGTTTCCCATACGGTTTTTGTTAAAGCCGTAGCGGGGACTCCGATTAAAGGTGTCTTTTCCTCTTTGGGGACGTGTGTTTCGGTTACTAGTTCAGGGTACCCTCGGGTTATCCCTACCGCTCATCGTAAAGCCCTTTTAAAGGGTGATATGAGAGTGGTCAGATTTTGATCTACCTTGTTTAGTCTATACCGTGTATTGACTTTCTTGGGAGCTCTAAATCTTGGAACTATAACTAAGGCCGGAGTTAGTTTTGATCTCTCTAAGTTTGCGTCTTTTATTCCGATCTTCTTTAGCCGATATATATCGACTATAGGACCATTGGAGTTAAAGCTCGTTGAACCTAAGGGTAAGATCATCACTAAGTCTGGGCCTGGTACTATAGCTTTTGATGAAGACAAGCTTGCAAAGTTCAAAGGAAAATTTATTCCTATGAACTCAACCGCGGCTATGTTCTATACCCTATTGAGTTTAGAGCATAATCCGGTGTTGTGAGAAGCGTTTAAAACCATTTGTTTCAAGACAAGTGGAAGACGTTTCTGACTGCAAGTTGTTGACATCTTGCGATGAGCTAAGTACTCTTGTGCTGGTTCTACTCTTATACCTACATTTGTTGGAAAATTGGGTATTAAGGAAGAACCAGGTAAAGTGCGTGTCTTCGCCATGGTCGATTGATGGACGCAGACCCTGCTTCGTCCTATTCATTTAGCATTGTTTGCGATCTTGAAAAAGATTCCAAATGATGCGACTATGAATCAGGATGAAGGAGTGTCAAGAGGTCTTGAGATGTTGAAACTTACTAAGTTTGCAGCGTCTTATGATCTCTCAGCGGCTACCGATCGGCTACCAGTGTCTCTACAATCTTTGATTGTCGAGTATCTCTGGCCTGGCGTAGGAGAAGCATGAAAAGTGCTTCTTGTCGGGCGCGAATACCAGACGCCTCTACAGGCGAGGGGTTGAGGAAGATTTATTCCTCAAAGCGTTGTTTATGCGGTTGGGCAGCCTATGGGTGCCTTATCGTCATGAGCAATGCTAGCGCTGACACACCACTTTATAGTACAATACGCTGCAATGCGTGTCGGACACGTGAGGTGATTTAAGTGATACCTAGTTCTCGGGGACGATATTGTCATTTTTGACCGTAAAGTCGCCAACTCTTACCTTGAAGTAATGAGTGAATTAGGAGTAGGGATCAACTTAGTGAAATCGGTGGTGTCTAAGACATCATTCGAGTTCGCTAAAAGATTCATACACATCACCCATGGTAATCTCTCACCTGTCTCGGTTAAGGAGATGGACGTGGCAGGAGTGTCTTTAGACGCTCGTCTGCTTCTCTTTTCTCACTTTAAACCGGACTTTTCTTTATCGTCTTTAGTAAAATTCTCTGGAGGGGGGTATCGAGTTTTAGCAAAGCTCGATGCTCTTTGAAAAGAGCAAGGATTGTATTGAAGAAATCTATTGATCTATTCAATCAATCCTACCTCCCCTCTTTTAGAGGAGAAGGGAAGATTACTAAACTGATGGAATTGATATCGTTCCGACTCTCTTACAACTGAGAGAGATCTTAACCTTCAGGCGTTGAAGGATAAGATGCTGTTATTCTTACGCGGTTCCCTCCCGGAACGGCTAAAGAATTCGGCTAAGATGATATCAGGCCCCGAGCTTGGTGCTGGGCTCCGTTCTGATTTGAACGGAGTCCTGAGATTTAATAATCTCTTTGGTTCCTTATGGAATCCAAACGTCAAGCGAGGTCCATTAGGACATGAAGAAAAGCTTGTTCTGTCCGCAAACAAATTGCTTTATAATGCGACCCTCGACACTGATTTGGATAAAAGACAAATCAATGCCGAGTGGAAGGATATCGAGCAATTCTGACTTTACGCCAGTCAGGAACAAGATACAATTGAGGTCTTAGAACGGTCTATGGAGTTTGTTGTAACTTTAGCTGCTAAAGAAGTCGATCCAGTGGTGTCAGTTTATAAAACTGATTCACTGCCTCGTGCTTTGGCTCCAAAGTTATTGAAACTCTTCCACCGGCTAACCTAATTGTAATGTCACGCAGTAGAAATGTACTATCTTTCCCGTAGAGGATTACTTCACTAACCTCCATCTTGTGGGAGCATCTGGTTATGGGCCGCACTGATAACAGTTGCGGAATTGCCACACCAGGTATTCTTACAGGAAACGGTTAAACTTATATCATCTGTACATTCATAAAGACATTTATTACTCCTCGGCAGTCACTTTTAGACTACCAGGATATGTTTTATCCAAGCTGAAGAGCTGGATTATGATAATGGCAGAGACTAGACGATCACAAAGGACCGATAACGTTAGTAACATATAAGTTTGGCGCGGGGCTTGAAGTTAACCTTCGAATGGGGGAATGGTACAACCAAACCCGCATCAACCCTCACTCTCTCTGCGCAACTTTGAGAGAGACCAGTTTCCGAATAGTAATTGTTATCTTCATGTTCTTTAAATGAATTAGTTCGTGCGTATCCCAAAACACCTCCTGAATCATCACATTTCTGTGTGCCTCTGAAACTGTTTGGTTCGCTTCGGACTCGTTATGAGCCCGGTGTCATGTCATCTACTAAGAGGAAAGATACCAAGGAACCACTGGTTCGCTGGTACTCTTTAACCTGAGCATTCACTCCCGAGTCGCACATATGTGTGGATAGGTGGTGAAAGCAGGTCTTAATTAGTACTGGCCCTGTCGTCGGAACTTCGTCCCCTTAAAAAAGGGATGCGGAACCGTACGGGCAACCCCTTGGAGCTCACCTACGTGTTAGGTAGTGGCCCCGGAGGTCTCATAACAGATCCCTGGCGTTTACTGACCCGCTCTTCGAGCCGGTCCGTATGCTAGGGATATTATCGAATTTAATTTATTTAAATCTTCATGGAGATTATTTGAGCTTAAAGGACTCAGCATGGTCGTTCATGTATCCTGACCTGTACAAAATAAGAGAAAAGTAAAACCGTTCTCCCTTAAGCAAGGACTAAGGAATGAAATTCGACTGACAAGTACCAGTATAGCTCGTAAGTCTTGGTGGGATGAATTCCCATCCAGGTGGTGGCCTTGATTCTTATCACCGGTGCAAGTGTATCTCGGAGGAGTGAAACCTTTCATCTTACCGTAAAATTAATATTAATATTAATATTATTATTATGGTTAGAATGAACTGCTATAATCTCTTCCCTGACACCCGAACCTTGATTTACCGCTTCGTCCCAATTATTCACTGGGACGAGGAGAGGTATCATGATAGAACTGGCGGTTAACATGCTTAACGGTTGGCAATGTTATACACCCAAATAATCCAAGAGCAGTTGTCTTTATTCTAAGTAGCACGTGATTTATTACGCGTGTGACCGAGTTCTTCCTTTGTCCGAACTGTACCTCGTATAGTAAGGCCTTGGTGGATTTGATTCGGAGAGAGACTGGCCGGGCAGCGTTCGAAGCGTACCTGTATAAAGCTGTGTGTAGGAGATAAGTGTGTAACCTGGCTCTGGTAACAGAGCGAGAATTGACCTTAATTACCACCTACATCAAGAGACTGCGGAGTGCTGTTTTGTACAGAACTCACAATTACTAGTAAGAATGTAAACGCATCTAAGCGTCATGGAGCCGGATAAGCCACTGATTGAGCTAAATCAGTGGTGGGGCCGAGTACTCCATTCCATCGTGTGCGC